ATTTTCGACAAACTGAATGAGGCCATGAACCCACAGTTTGAAGATGAAACACCTATCAATCCATTTGATTTGTGGAAAGGTGCAAACTTCAAGCTGAAGATTCGTAAAGTTGAAGGTTATCAGAATTATGATAAGTCTGAATTTGAATCTGCATCACCTCTTTCTACTGATGATGAAGAACTTGAGAAGGTTTGGAAGATGGAACACACTCTGAAGGATCTTGTTGACGACAAGCAATTCAAGTCTTATGATGACATGAAGGCTCGTTTGGATAAAGTTCTTGGATTGAATGGTGAAGTTGCTCCTACAAAGACAACCGTAGAACAAATGAGGGCAGCACCTAAGAAAGCTGAACCTGAGTTGGACATTGCCACTGAAGATGATGATATGGCGTATTTCAGCAAACTAGCTGAAGACTAAGAACCGTGTGAAGGCAGTGCGACCCCGCTTCGGCGGGGTTTTTTATTGGTTAGACTACTCTTGTGCTATAGAAAATCATTCGTTGGAATGTTTCTTCTGGATTACGCACTGTTAATTGATCCAATTTATCAATAATTGGAGCCTGCTTCTTAGATTGATTTACTTTATTAATTGTTTGTGATACAACTTGACTCTTCTTGGTTTGTATACCCAAATCAATATTTTGTTTTGTTACATTGGCCAGTTTTTGTCCCGCAGTTGCTTTGGCAGCTGCTGGCGCAACTTTAGATTCTATTTGCTGCGGCGTCATCTTCGGCGTTTCTGGTTGTACTGCTGTGGCGGTGGCCGCACCGGCAGCGGAATTTGATGTATCTTCTTCTGTCTTGGTAGCCGTTGCAGTTTCTTTTTTCGGTTGTGTTGGTAATGGTGCAACAGGTGCTTGATAAACAGCAGCAGGACTTGGATTATCTTCCAACCATTTTTTTAACGTAGCTCTCTCAGCGCCAACTTCTTGTTTCAATGTTTCATCTGGTAAATCAGATTCAACAAATTCTTTAACTGTATTTCTTGGTATCTGTCTACGTGCAGTTCTGGTATTCATTTCGCCAGCCTGTTTCATTCCTGTAGCTTCACCGCGAATCATCATAGCAAAAGGATTATTTTTATATTTTGGATCATCAGGATTCTGTCTCATCTTCTCCATTTCAGCCGCATTGGCCAACCATGGAGCAGATAAAACACCCAACACACCCATCGATACGGCTGCAGGCAAGAGAGCAAGACCTTCGGCCAAATTCATAGCAGTCAATAATGTTCGAACCCATTTACCGACCGATGTTAACCATTTCAATTCTTTGACCCACTTAAAAGCCTCAAGTGCTTTTTCAATCATATTTTTCACCATATCAGATAGAATACCAAATAGTCCTTTATCTTCATCTGGTTTTACAATCGCTGTAGCCGTAGGTTGAATTCCACCTAAAGCCTGCAACAATTCTTTATGTCTTTTCTCAGCCTCAATTTTATTTTCTTCACGATAATTTCTCTGTAATTCATATCGACGCATTTCATCTTCTTGCGTCTTCTTCATAAAACTATAAATTTTTGTAAGTATATCTAAATTGCCACCATCACCACCAGGAAGTCTTCCTATTTTTGAAGCTGTTCGATTTGGTGAATAGAGAGGTCGAGCTGTGCCAGCAAAATATTCAATATCTCTTTGGCTTCTGCCCAACATTCTACCCAAAAGTGCAGGCGCAAGGTTGGATCCACCAGTCATAAATTTGACAATATTCAAAGGATCAAATTTTTCTTTGACTGCTGTAAATTTAGCTCCTATTTTTTGCGTTATACCTTTTCTGAAAGCACTTCCCGTGGTTTCACCAGCAACAAGATTGGCCGCAATTACATCAGATAATGATCTTCCTCTTATTCTTTTTGCCTGACGATAATCCATTTTCTTTTATCCTTTTTTCAACATTGCAGGTCGATCATCAAATTTTTCTGTTCGACTTTGTGGTGTAGTTGTAGTGGAATTTGTTTGATTGACATTCAATGTATTTTTAACAACGGTTGAATTTTCCTCTATCTTTTTTTTCAAATCTTTATTTTCTTTAGAGGATGTATCAATCGTATTTCCAATGGTTGGTGATGCAGGTTCTAGTGGTTTATAGTCTATTCCGGATTGAAAAATAGCAGCTTCTCGTTGTCTTCTTTGGTCAAGTTGTGGCGAATATACACCACTAGCTGTCTTAATACCTTTTTCTCTGATGATATCAGCTGCTTTGTTCATGTTTCCATTATCAATGGCTTCTTTCAGGCCTTGTTTTACCAAGCTTGCGGTGCTGCCAGTATTGTATGCATATGATATTAGAGCTGTTTTTTGTGGTTCGGACAATTTATTCCATGCGTCACCTAAAGGATCTCTTGCTCTCTTTTCATATTTTGGCAGATCAACATCCAATAATTTTTTGGCCTGATCAGATGTCATTCTGGTATCGATGCCACGATTACCTTCAATCTTAATTCTTTCGTCGCCAGCCTCAATATAACCTTGTTTATATTCATAGTCTTGAATTTGATGACCATAACCAATCGATACAAGATTTTTCTGGCTTGGTGGATCCCAATAAGCAGCAACTAGACCCGTTTTCTTATCTATAGCCAAACCTTCCTCTTTTGCGATTACACTGGATGCACCAGCGACTAAACCAACTGCAGCGACACCTTGAACTATTGGAGATGTACCGATTTGTTTTAATTTTTTTGGTATATCTTTTGTTATCGTTCCAACTTTTGTCTTCACGGATGCGGTTTTTGTCGTTGTTGTTTTAGAAGGAATAGAAGGCAATTTTGGTTTTTTTATTGTCGATTTCGATGAAGTTTTTTTCGATGATTTCTTTTTAACTTCTGTATCTTTTTCTGGCTCCTGTTTTACTTCTGGCACTTTAACTTCCCTACCAGTTAAAGCTTTAATAATCTCACGATTTCTTCTAGACATTTCCATCTGTTCTAATTGATTATACCTCTCCTCAATTTCACTTCTAAGCTTTCTTTCAGTTTCCAAATCAACCATAAGCTTATAAATTTCACCTAAGGCCTGTCTCGAAGTTGAAAATTGAACACCAACGGACTCAGGGTTCATTTGTTTGAGCCTGAATAAAGACGAAAATGTGTCTTTTAATTTTTCGGTCGCCGTTGGTTTTTGGTTTTCCATTTACTTACTTTTGTCTATCTTTTAATTTCTGGTTTTCCTCTTCAATGTATTGTATCAACATGGAAATGTAAATATCTCTTTCCCACGGCATCATATTTTCAAGTTCGGTCAAACTGTATTTGTGGTGTTGCATCAATGCAAAATTTGTCTTATAGTAGTTTCTCAAATCATCATGACGAAATGTTATCCGAAAAAACTTTCAAGTCCCTCCACCTCAATCGTGTGGTGGAATCCACACTTACTGCAAGTCATATGAATTTTTTCATTCAATTTTGGTAGATTCGTAAAAAAGTTTTCAATCTTTGAGAATTGTTCTTGGTTCAAACTTTCGACGAACTCAACCAATTCTTGTGGTGAAGATTCGTGTGCATAATAATACTGCTCACCATCGTAAATGTATTCAATACTCTGTGCGATCATATGAAACGTCAGTTCATTGATGTTGTCGTACTTCAACGATTCTTTAATCATACCAAACTCAGGATATTTAAACTTAACAATAATTTTATTTGTAATTTGTATCTCTGGTTTGATATCTTCATTCATTTGAACTTTAACATTCAAAAGATTTAATTTGCTATCCATTGTGTTGCCGCATTCTTTATCGCCAACTATATTGTTGCAACGATACTTCGACTCAACAACTTCACCTACAGATTTGGCTCTAAGATTGATAAAGTAATATTCAATGTCAATAATGGGCAATTTATCAATTTCAAACTTTTCCGATAGTGTGCAGTTGTTCAATATATCTTTAATGGCCAAATGCACATCGGCAGTTTCATTTGATTCCATGGCCATCAACAAATTTCTTTGTTCTTTGACCAAGAAAGGTCTGAATTTTATTTTTTTCTTAGAAACGGGTAAAATCAATTCATAAGTTGGTGTATCAATTTTTGGCAAAGCCATAATATCTCCTTCATTTATTTTTACCAATCAATAGGTGTTGGTATGTGTATATCATCCCACGATTCCGTCAAAGCTTGATTGACGATTACAGAACCTTTCTTTGTAATGGAACTCCAACGTGTATAAGCAAAAGTAACAGTCAATTTATGATATCCGTCATTCGCCCAATCCAAATCTAACTGATTCATAGAAACAGGAAAAGCTTCATACATTATTGTTTGATATGTCATTTCGTCCGCAACAGAATATTGTTGCACAGTGATATCGGTTTGATAATCTTGGCGATATCCAAAATCATTTGTCCTTTCTGGATTTACATAATCTAACCACTCATCAAATACTTTTTTTGTTCTCATATCGTCTGCCAATATGAATGTCAAATCAATATCGTTATATGTTGCAAGATATGGATGTTTTTCGACAGGTCCATATGTTCTTTGTTCTGTCGTCGCAAAAGTTTTACCTGGCAACTGAGCATTCTCACAGCGCAACGTCAAAATTCTACTGTCATCAATAATATCTTCACCAAAACTCCTGATAGGAAGTGGTATTTGAACCCAAAATCTATTAGGTCTTGCTAAGTCACCAGTGAAACTATTTTTGAATTCGCTTAAACTTGGCATTTAAGACTTCCTTATTTCGTTAATTGAATCTTGCCAGACTTTCAATGGTTTGGCTTTTTTGAACTGTTGAACTGGCAAATATGTTGCAATATCCCACTCATTCGGTTGTACGGCCAGAATCCTGGACTTGACATGATTTGTCAGGTAACGCTTCAGACACGGTCTAAACTCGCGGAAACGCCTGGACGAAGCCAGGATGTCATAGGTCATA